GTTCAGAATTATGTAGAGTAATACTTCTCGAAAGAGTGGATCATGAAGAATGTTCTACATCTTTCAGATGATGATATTGAAAGAATGGCAAAAGAAATCAAGGGTGAAGACCCTGATGATGAAGGAGACTCTGATGAGCGAGATGACGAAAGAATTGATTCAGCAGGCGCTTGATCAAGATTTTAATAAAGCAAATGCTACATTTGCAGACATTATGGCAGTAAAGATGAGTGACGTACTGGATCAAGAGCAGATTAAACTTGCAGATCAAGTTTATAATGGCGTTGAACCAGAAGACGAGGATGTTGAAGATGACGACATCGAGATGGCTGCCGATACCGAGGACGAAGCGGAAGTCGAGATCGAAGACGAGTCCGGTGAAGATGTGGAACTCGATATGGACGACGAAGACGACCTCGACGACGAACTCGAATGGGGAGACGAAGACGACGAAGATGAGGATTCTGAAGAATCTTGATCTAAGTGTAAAGTAATAAAAGTATAAATAATTGTAATAATTAAACTAGAGGATATTATGGCACAATTTTTTACTCCACAGGCTGATGAAATTTCTGCACCAACCAGTACTGGCACCGCAGTAGATGTAAGTAATGCTCAAGTTGTTCGTTGTGTAAACAGTGCAACCTCGGCATACTTAGTTACTATTGAAGAAGCTGATGGCACAAATGTCGGCACATTTACTCTTGCAGGCGGTGAATCAGCATTTATTCTCAAGAACAAATTTCATAAAATGTTTGCAGGCAATGCTTCTGTAAAATTTTGTAAAGTAAGTTATCCAAGAGGTTAATCATGAAACTGATTGCAGAATATACCGAACAAAATCTTGAGTTTGTTGCCGAAGCCAAAGAAGGTGGCGGTAAAAAATATGCTATTGAAGGTATCTTCATGCAAGCAGAACAAAAGACTCGTAACGGTCGGATATATCCAAAAGCCGTCATGGAGAAAGCTCTCGACAAATATAATACAGAGCAAGTATCGAAAGGGCGCGCTGTAGGTGAATTGAATCACCCTGAAGGACCGACTGTTAATTTAGACAAAGTTTCTCACAAGATCGAACGCCTTGATTGGAAAGGTAACGATGTTGTGGGTAAGGCGACTATATTGGAAACTCCTATGGGTAAGATCGTACAAGGTCTTCTCGATGGCGGTGTTCACGTAGGCGTCTCGACTCGTGGTATGGGAAGTTTAGCACGCGAAAATAACGCAATGGTCGTACAGCCTGACTTTATGTTAAATGCTGTCGACATTGTTCAAGATCCATCCGCTCCTAACGCTTTTGTTAATGGAGTTATGGAAGGTGTCGAATGGGTATGGAACAACGGTATTATCGAAGCTAGACATATTGAACAAATGGAGACTGAAATTAAGAAAGCTCCACGCGCCGATCTTTATGAGACGCAGGTTCGTGAGTTTAAGAATTTCCTCTCGTTACTTAAAAATAACTTGTAAAAGGAGTCAAATATGACTGAAGATCAAATCCAGGATCAGGAAGTTGAACTCCATGACGAAGTAACAGACGAAGTTATGGAAGCAGCTGCTCACGATCCTAAAAATGCTGAAGCTCAGTCAGTCGCGAGTGTAGACAAAGCTGGTGATGCCACAGGTTCTGCTCCAAAGCGGAATACTGCTGGTGGTGCTAGCGACAACACAAAGCAAGATCCAATGCCAAAAACTAAAGCTGGCATGATCAACGCTATGATGACAAAGATGAATGGTTCAAACAAAGCCAATCTTATGGCAATGTATAAGAACGTCATGGATGATGTACAGGAAGACCAATTCGAAGGCGAGCAAATCGCTGAGATGGACTACCAGGCAGATTTCTCAGACGATCTTCGTGCATTGGTTGAATCAGAAGCTACACTGTCTGATGAGTTCAAATCAAAAGCAGAGACAATCTTTGAAGCAGCTATCAAGTCGAAGCTGTCTGAAGAGATTGATCGTCTCGAAGCAAAATATCATGAAGAACTGTCCGAAGAGATTGAATCTACTAAGACAGATCTGGTTGAGAAGGTCGACAATTACCTGAACTACGTAGTTGAGCAGTGGATGGAAGACAACAAGTTGGCTGTCCAAACTGGTCTACGCACCGAGATTGCTGAGAAGTTCATGAACAATCTGAAAGATCTGTTCACAGAGTCTTACATCGAAGTACCGGAATCAAAGGTTGATTTGGTTGACGAACTGGCTGCAGAAGTTGAGGAGCTTGAAGAAGCACACAATACTGCTGTTGCTAAAACTCTCGAAATGCAAGAGGAGCTAGAAACTTACAAGCGTAATGCTATTATTGCAGAAGCTGCTGAAGGTCTGGTTGCAACGCAAGCCGAGAAACTCAAAAAACTGGCTGAAGATATCGATTTCGACGATGCCGAAACTTTCGCAGAGAAAGTAGCGACAATCAAAGAATCATACTTCACCAAAACCGTATCTGAGTCTGCTGACATTGACGAAGATGCATCTGACGACGAAGTCTCAGCTGTAACTTCCGATACAATGGCTCAGTATCTTTCTGCAATCCAAAGAACTAAGAAATAATTGGGAGTCCAACAATGATCAATAACACCGTATCATACGATAAGTTGATGGAAAAGTGGGCGCCTGTACTGAATGAAGAATCAGCAGGCCAAATCACTGACAGCCATCGTAAAGCGGTAACAGCAGCTGTGCTGGAAAACCAGGAAATTGCACTTCGTGAAGAAGGCATGCTCATGGAAACTAACGACACAGCAACTGTTACTTCAGGTACAACCGCAAACTGGAATCCAGTACTGATTGCACTCGTACGTCGTGCAATGCCAAATCTGATGGCATACGACATCTGCGGCGTGCAGCCAATGTCTGGTCCAACAGGTCTGATCTTCGCAATGAAGTCACGCTATCAGACGACTTCTGACGGCGTGGGTAACGGCGACGAAGCTCTGTTCGACGAAGCAGTAGCCAACTACTCAGGCGACTCATCAGCAAATGCTCAGTCATCTGATCCAGCTGGTCTATCAGGTCTGACTGATGGTGATAACGACTCAACAATCGACGATTCACGGGTCGATCCACGCTCAACAATTGATCCACTGTCAACAGCAGAAGCTGAAGCACTGGGTTCAAGTGGTAACCAAGCGTTCCACGAAATGGGCTTCACCATTGAGAAAGCAACTGTGACTGCGAAGTCACGTGCACTGAAAGCAGAATACACTCTGGAACTGGCACAAGACCTGAAAGCAATTCATGGTCTGGATGCTGAGACAGAGCTGGCAAATATTCTGTCAACAGAAATCATGGCTGAAATCAACCGTGAAGTTGTTCGTACAATCAACTCACAAGCTAAGACTGGTGCTGGTACAACTAACACAGCAATCAATGGTATCTTCGATATCCAGACAGATGCTGATGGCCGTTGGTCAGTAGAAAAGTTCAAAGGTCTGATTCTGCAGATCGAGCGCGAAGCAAATACAATTGCTAAAGAAACACGCCGTGGTAAAGGTAACTTCATGGTATGTTCTTCAGACGTTGCTTCTGCACTTGCTGCATCAGGCATGCTGGACTACGCACCTGCAATGTCAACAACCCTGAACGTAGACGACACAGGCAATACATTTGCTGGTGTACTGAACGGTCGCATGCGTGTCTATATTGACCCGTATTCATCAGGCGATTACATCAACGTCGGTTATAAGGGTACAAACCCATACGACGCTGGCTTGTTCTACTGCCCGTACGTACCATTAACAATGGTTCGTGCAGTTGGTGAGGACACATTCCAGCCAAAGATTGGATTCAAGACTCGCTACGGCATGGCTTCAAATCCATTCGTTGGTACAACACCATCAAGCGGTCTGGCTGCTGCAAAGAGCAACCAGTACTACCGTATCTTCCGCGTGGACAACATCCTCGGCGCATAAGATATACAAATACTCAGAGAGGCGGCTTCGGCCGCCTCTTTTTTTATCTGAACTCGTATAAATAGTAACATGGCACTTACAGAGAATTTTAACTATCTTCAGCCTACCAGTTTTAAGCTTGTGGTTGATCGTAAAAACTTTCCGAACCTTGAGTTCTTTGCTCAACAGGTTACACATCCTGGACTGATTATGCCAGCAGCAGAAATGCCAGTAAGACGCATGCAGTCAATACCTTATCCAGGCGAATCTCTTACAATTAATGAACTATCTGCGACAATACTTCTCGATGAAGATATGAAGAGCTATAATGAGATGTATGAATGGATTCGTAGAAATCAAGTTACTAATATGGGTAATCAGGCATTCTTAAATAGAGGTTCTCAGATACCGACTAATGCTGATATTACTCTCTCAATACTTTCAAGTCATAATAATCAAACGAAACAAGTACGCTATATCGATGCTTTACCTGTAGCACTCGGAGATATCAATTTTGAATCTACCGCAAGTGGTACAGAATTTATTACATTTGTTGCTTCGTTTAGATTCAGCTATTTTGAGTTAGTCTAATGAGTTCTAAATCACGCTTTATCTCTGCTCTTGTAACACCGACAGGTGATGTGAAGCAAGAAAATATCGATAACCTTATCGATCAGACTATCGAGCCGGAAACACTTAACTTTGCTGTTGATGTAAGAGATGCTGGGCATGAGGCTGATTGGAAGTGGTCATGGAATCCCACATCACTCCCGTATCAAAGAGAGAAAATTACACTTCAAGCTCAAAATGAAGTACCGATATATAGAAGAGGTACCTATCAATTAGATAATTTTGCGGCATTTAACACAAATGGACAATCATCTCAAATTCATAAGATACAGTTAAAGTGGATAGAAGAGCCGGGTGATGCGAATCTTGTTGATTGGGTAACATACGATAGTGGCAACTTTACTTTTGCAGGAGTCGCGGACTCTGCTCAAAGGGCACAAAGATTATCATGGGTCGTTCCAGAAACAATTACACTTCCGACTTTACAGACATCTACAACAACATATAACGTTGGACATAACAGCGGGCAATATCAGTTTACTGGCATCGCAGTAGGAAATAATATTAATATCGGGCCACTTCGTAGAGGTAACACATATAACTTTGTTGTAGATGCATCAGGACACCCGTTTTATTTAACAACAGACGATGGAGCAAACTTTGCTGCAGGCAGCTATGTTGGTGAATATACAAGTGGAGTAACGAACTCAAGAACAGATAATGGTACATTGACTTTTGTAGTTCCCAGCGATGCTCCTGATACTTTATACTATCAGTGCGGAAATCATTCTTCGATGCAAGGCACTATAACAATTAAAGATCTTTCAATCGAAACAAATGGTGATGGTGACTACGTAGCATATTTTCAACATACTCAAGAAGGTCATTTTACTCCAGCTCCTATCAAACCTGTGCCAACGATCGCCGGGCAAATGTGTCTTACATATGACGCAACAAAGGGAAGGTTTGTACCTCAAGATCTTCGTGAATATATGGAAAAGACAACCACGTTTGTTGATCGTATTAAAGAAGAAATCGAAAGAAATTCTATTGACGAAACGCGCATGAAAACCTTTATGCAGGATAAAAATATTCTTGATGCACAAGAAAGATTTGCTACTCTAGATTCTGCTAAAGTTGAAAACATTTTTCAAAATACTCGTGGTACCGTCATTGACTCTAATTATATTAATCAAAGACTTGGTGTTACATCGGCTACAGAACAAAGGGTACAAACTGAAGCTCATACCACACTTGAACAAGATGGAACACTTTCCGTAACAACTGGTACTGCTCGTTGGTATGCACCACGTGATATTGAGATCACAAGGATTAGACCTTTTGTTGGTATTGCACCTGCAGGGTCAGCGTTGAACTTACGAGTAAATAAGAACGGTTCATCTATACATACATTATCGGTGTCTGCAGGACAAAACACTGCTACAAGCACAGTAGGAACACCCATCGAGATATCCGAAGGTGATTATTTAACAGTCGACGTGACGGCTGTGGGATCTACAACTGCTGGATCTGATCTTAAATTAATTGTAAGATACAAATAGGAGATAACAATGGCATTTAGTGCTGATACAATAACTAAACTTGCTGAAAGGTTCGGATTCGATAGCAGTGAATCATTTCGTATGTTTATGATTGATTCAAGCGTTCCGGATAATTACAACGATGCAATTACAACTGGTCATCCACCTGCAAGAATTTATTCAAGTCGACAACATGATAATTGGATGGCAATAGTAATAAATGATACTGGGGATTATACAATCGATTCTGCCAACTTCAATATCAGAGAGGTATTCGAATAATGTTTTTCAAGCTCGTAACAAACAGTGATGATTTTGGAGGTACTCAGAATCTAAATGATACTAGTCGTTGGAAGATGATGAGAGACCTTTATGCTGTAATCACAGGATCTATTACAGCAACCTCAGGACTTGATTCAACCGTATGGAATATCAGTGCTTGTACTCTCACAGGAGCAAGGCCGACTTCCGGAATTTATCTAGGGACAAACACTAATAATAGCGGTGCTGCATATGCAAATGATCAGGTTTTTAGAGTTCGAAAATATCACTATGGTAAAACAATAAATTCAAGTTATACACCATCTCGAGAGTTTTATCTTCGTTGGTGTAACGACTGGGGT